TCCTCTCGCGTAGACACGGCCTTGAGTAGGGGCAAAGGGGGCTAACTGGTCCCCTGTGGCGTACCAAGCTTCTGTGGAACCCTCTCCGATCAACCAGACTGTGTCTCCTACAGAGAGAGCTTCGATAATGTTATCAGGCTGACTTTCAGCAGTAGCGAAGTCCAGAGGATCGATCACCACCTCTCCGGGCTGCACCCAGTAGAACCTATCGCTGTTAGCAACAGTAACGATAATGAAGGAAGCGATAGAGGCTACAGACTGAGCACCAACACCGTCAGGCATCTCTACGCCTTGAAGGACATGAGTACCAGCACCAGTTAGCGTAGTACCTCCCCATGCTAAACCTGTTCCACTAAACACTGTGGTAGCTATGTCGTTAGCAGAGTCTGAGTCAGAGATGGACGTGAGAGTAAGAGTAGTTGCGTCAGACTCAGCAGTCACCAGAGTAGACGGACCACCAAGATTAGCAGAGAAGTCTACTCCCCGGACTCCATCGAACTTCAGAAGCTTTACCATGTTGGCCAGAGAGGCTTCAGTGTCAGCCCCTAGAAGAGCCAACCAAGGATTGTCACTAGTTCCAGCAGCGTTACCAGATACGTCACTAGACCAAGAGTAGTAGGCACTCCCAATCTGAATAATCTGATCCGAGATAGTAGCCGAGGCTGTCAGAACTCCTGTAGCCTTAGAGCCACCAGCGTAATATTGAAGAAGAGTACCATCAGCAATGAAGAGTCTCTCATACCCTGCACCAGCCTGAAAGGCCATACTGGGCCTACCCTGTCCAAGGACTTCTCCAGAGATGGTAATCAGAGTACCATCTGGCTTATACCGAAACATCGTGCTTCCCGAGACAAAGAACAAGTCTCCATCATGCAGCCCCGGAGCAGAGAAAAAGCCCCGGATAATTCCTTCAGCCTCAGTGGACACAAGAGGAGTAGTTCCGGGGCGAGCAAGAAGAGCTACGCCATCAGCAATGTTGGTAGGGTTCTCTTCAAAGAAGCGATTGAGACAGTGGATTTCAGGCTCATTGGCGTAGTTTCTTTGATACGCTCCTTTACCGAGGGGCACAGCAACCATTAGGTTTTATTCCTTTCCAACAGCTCCTGTTGCATCTTCCCTACGCTCCAGACAGCACTAACCTTAACACCAAGCTTGGCCAACTCTTCGGTTAGTTCTTTCCTGTTGAGCTTCCTACCTTCTGTAGGTCCTTCGACCAATCTAGGATTAACCAGATCAGGACTGTCTACCCATCCCTCGGGAACCTCTCCAGAGTGCTGAAAGATTTCAGCCTCTCCGTGGGGGCCGTACCTCCAAGCAGGCCACTTCTTCGGCAGTCGTTCTTTCCTAGCCATTAGTAGAATGGATACCCTGTATCAAACAGGCTAGTAGGATCGCCATAGTAGTTACGTCCGTACCAACGATACTGCCCTGAGAGTCTCAATAAGCCCTCCTCAGAGGGTTTCTGGGTGTCCTGAGAGTAGCGAGCCCTGAACTGTGATCTAGCCCTAGAAAGGGCTGACTGGCTGGCAGGATCGAGAGTCTGTCCATAGCGAGGATTGAGCCGAGCAGCAAGCATGATGATGAACATATCATCGAACTCAGCAGGGTAAGGCATCTCACTGGTGAGAGTGATACCAGTAACCCTCATCCAGTTTCCAAGGTCCTCTCGATAGAACCACTCTCTAACCATTCCGTTCTCATCAAGAGTCAGGATATCGTCACCTTCGATGGATCGGCCATTACCGTAAATATCTAGGTGAAACTCAGAGAGATTATTCGATACATCAACTATGCCCATTCTAGCCCCATCGTGAGGCTTAGGGTGGAAGTTTACCTTACCATCACCAGTCAGATTGAGCATCAACCGAATGTTGGCTGGAACGAACACATTCCCCGGAAGCTCATTAGCGTACCAAGGATAGCCACTAGGCGATTGGATTTCATTCCGTCCCAGAGGCATTGGAGTAAGGTTATCCCCAGCCTCGTTGCCAAGGACTGAGGACACGATGGTTTGAAGTCTACGAAGACCTTCCGCATTCTCCTCATCACTAGGAGCCTGACCCAGAGGGATGATGTTAGTCTCCCGGAGGGCATCGTTAATGATTGAGGAAACAAGGGTCATTAGCGATCCTTACGAAAGGGTGAAGACGTGAACCTGAAGAGGGCTGTCAGCAGCAGGAGTGATTACCCGGACATAGAAATTGTCAGAAGTCTCTACGTCACTCCAGAACTCCCAGCAGTCAGAACGATAGCCCTGAGTAGCATCGGCACCACCAGATAGGGTGCCAGAGCCAGAAACGGTAAGGTTGGTAGCCGTAGTCGTAAGGACAACATCATTGCCGTCCGAACCAGTAGCAACAGCATTCAGAGTAATCACAGCCGGACTTGTCTTGTTAGCAACCACAACCCCCGACGCCTGAGAACTGATGGCAGCCAGAAGATTGTCTAGAGAGCCTTCAGCATCCGTACCAATCTCTACGTCAGTGTCTTCAGTAGGGGTAGCAGTAAAGGTGAAAGTCGTAGTTCCGATAGTTACCGTATCGTCTTCAGCTACCTGATCGGCAAAAGTAATCGTGCCAGAGGCATTAGAACCATTCAGTACCGGATCAGACGAACCAGACGTAATAAGGATAGGATGGGTCAACGGATACTGCCGGATTTTAACGAGCTTCGTAGAACCAGAAGTGACCTGAACCCATCCATCCTGAGGAGTGATTTCGTAAACAGCAGTAGCCATGTAAATCTCCTAGAAAGGTGGACCGGGAGTATCGTTGAGGGACTCCCGGTCGGATAGATTAGGCAGTACCGTTAATACGAACCAGTCGCCTGCGGTCAACAATGTTAGCCGTAAGGGCAACATCGAAGCGGATACGGTGTTCACCAGTCGCGAAGACCGAGTCCTGCCACATACGGACACTCAGAGGAACCTTCGTCAGGCTCTTCCGCGAAGCCGTACCAGTCGCGGGCATGATGAGGTCAGCCGTATTGACAATGACAGCCTGTTTGTTCATCAGCAGGCGGGGCTTGACAGCCGTGCTAGCCGCATTCATAAACGTGATGACCGCATCATCAGCCGGAGCCGCCGACACCGTAGCATTCGCCGTATTGACACTGATGTCACCACCGCTGCCCGTGTTCGGGACAATGATAGCCGGGAAGATACGGAGAGCCGCTACAGCGCCACCCGACGTAGCCGTGAAGTCGCCGACCACTCGGAACTGCTGGAGACGGGGAGCAAGGCTAGCCTGAAGCCGATTGTCATAGGCGTAGACACCCGCAATCGTAAAGACTTCGCCATCCTTGATCGTCGCATTCGCGCCAAGACCGTCAACCGCAATCGTCTGCGTCAGATACTGGCCCGGAGCAGGCGAGATCGCCACGTCCTTGTAGTCCGAGTTCTGAGACGCACCATTGACAGCGCCAGTCGCAGTACGGGAGCCGCTGGTAAGCGTCGGAAGCTGCTGAGTGAACAGCGTCGGGATACCCGCCACCGAACCCGAGAAGCCCTGACGGTAAGTCCCCGAACCGATATCGGGAAGCGAAGCATTGTCAGCCACGATAGCCGAGCCGAGAGCCTGCTTATCCCCATACGTCAGAACCGCACGGACATCAACGTCCTCAACGCCCTCTTCCTTCAGACGGGTGTAGCCACTGGCCACATCATCGAAGTCCGAGACAGCCGTACCGGGCGTGCCAGTCCAGTTGTTCGAAGCCAGAGCCGCATAACCCAGAATGTAGGCGTCGATCTGTTCCGAGAGGTTCAGGGCAGCGTTCTTGAGAGCTTCACTCTCACGAGCCGCACCGATATCCCGAATCTTCACGAAGTCGCCCCAACCCATGCTGGAACCAAACACGTCCTGAAGCTTGTACTGTTCCGAACCGAACACGGTATCCTGAACACCCGTGCTGAGGTCCTGAACACCATTAGTCGTCCGCGTCACCGTGTAACGGGGGCCAACCTGTTCCACAACAGTAAGGCCATTTCGGTCGTTCATTTCGTTGTCGAACTTCCGCCACGTCACAAGGTCCTTAGACACAAGGTTGTTCTGGAAGATTGCCGCAAACGAGTTGAGAACAAGCTTTGCCTGATCTACAGTAACAGTAGCCATTCCTTATTTTCCTTTTGGTACTCCTCACTACTTTCGTTTGAAAAACGTCTTCTCGAAAGCATCGAGGTCGTCGGTATCAGGCGCTACATTCTTTACCGAGTTCGTACCTTTATTAAGGACGGGCGGAGGAGTAGGGGCCTTGGATACCTTCGGTTTCTTTACTTCTGTCTCAGCTTCCTTGAGAAAGAAACTCTCAATTCGGCCAAGGGCGATAGTTGCCTTCACCGGACCACTAGCAGCGATCTTCTTGGCTTCGGCGATGTTGCTGGCAAGATAGTAAAGAACGTCAGGACCGTGATCCAAGGACATGATGGTGTTCGCTAGATACTCCCCATACGCAGGGTCGAGATCGCGGAATGTCTCCTCAAGGTGAGCATTCTTGTCATCTAGGTCTTCATAAGTCTCACGAGCTTTCTCAAGCTTCCCCTGCCATTCAGTGTGCAGAGAGTTGCGGGACTCTTCCAGTTCCTTTTGCTTTCTAGTCTCCTCTTCCTTAGCCCGAAGCTCTTCAGTCTCCTTCTGGATCGTAAAGCGGGTAAGGTCGCGGATATAGAGAGGATCAAACTCACCAAGCGGGTACTTGTCTTCTCCGTTCTCCAGCTTATCTTCCGGAGTAGGAGCACCAAGTGGGTTGGCAGTCGTCTGGTCTTTCGGCTCTTCCTTTGCCGAGTTGTCGAGCTTACTGAGGATTTCGTCAAGCTTACGCTGAAGGGCTTCCTTGTCACGTTCAGCTTCACGAGCCTTAGCAGTTAGCTCATTGATCCGTTCCTGAAAGCGGCTCTTGGGTTTAGGCTTGGGTTCAGGCTCAGGAGTCTCCTCCTCACCGTCGTCCTCGTCACCATCGCCATTGTCGTCGTCGTTTTCAGTTGCGAGGGAATCATCCTCGTCGTTGTCATTGTCGTTGTTTTCGTTACCATCAGGAGCGTTGGGTTCAACTACTTCCGAGTCTTCCGTTTTGGCCTCCGGTTCGACTACTTCTTCCTGCTTTGCTCGGCCATTGAACAGATCAGTAAAAGCGTCAAGATCGTCAGTGTTTACATCAACGATAAGTTCATCACTAGAGTTATTATCACTCATATTTAGGTTTGCGGTCCTTCACCGAAGCCACCTTATTGCGGTTGTTTGGGAGCAGGGGTGGACGAGCCTGCTGCCGCCGAAGCTTTCTGCTCTTGCCCATTAAGGGCCACAGAGTGCTTGAGTATAGAGTCGATAGCGCTCAGTTCAAGCTGATTGCCGTCAACCATATTATCGGAGAGAGCCCGAATACGCTGCGTCTCAGCATTGTATTTATCAATTTCGAGCTTCTCAATATCAATCGTCTTGTCAGTCTTGAGTTGCTGGTTCTCAGCAGCCAACTGTTGTAGCTGTTGCTGCATCTCCTGCAACTGTTCAGGAGTGACTCCCAGACCGCCCTCTTCCTTGGGATCAAGGAACTGCGGAGGAATGGTCTTCTTGAGTCGTTCAGCCAACTTGTCAGCACCCGGCCAATCCTGAGCCTTGGCAACAATGTCACCGGCAACTTGGATAAGCTGTGGCCAGACCTGAATGGCGTCCATCATGGACTGAGCAGCCTCAACCCGGCGGGTCGTGTAGCTTGTGCCAGTCGTCAGGGCAGTATCGTAGATACCAACAGACAGATCAGGAGACGTTGGGTCCATAGGATCGTTGATCCGAACGAACTTAATCTCTTCATCCTCACCGATAGCACGGACAGTGCGAGTACCATCGTAGACCTGAGAGATCAACTGATTGACAACATCACCACCCTCAAGGACGGAGTCATTGCCATTGTCATAATAGGTCAGGCTGGCGATATCACCTTCACGCTGACGAGCGTTGATAGCCTTACCACTAGTCTCATTACTCTTGATACCAAGCGAAGCATCGTGGATGCCTGTGATATCCTTCATGTCCTGAGAGTTTACATTGGCTTCATTGAGAAGCGCAGCCTCAGGAGTCGGAGGAGCAAGCCTTTCAGGTGGTGCCGAGGCGTCATCATTGTAGATGAGAAGAGGATCACGAGACAGGTGGGCCTTACGGAACGCCTCTTCCCGGCCCTCAACAGCACTCTCAGGGGCGATCCACTGGGCCTTGGGAGCATATCCTAGCTGCTCAGCAGCAACCGAACGCCAGAAGTTTTTGAGGCGTACAGCGTCCTTCATAAAGCGGACTAGGCCATAGCGGACACGCCTACCACGGACATTAACCACTCGACCAGACATACGGATAATCGGAAGACGGGTGAGGCGATACTCATAGGGTCCAGACAGGATGCTGAAGCCCGTAACAAGGTGCATCTGAGCGTAGGAACAAGGGCTCAGGCGGGTACGAATAGGGGCACCGTGCTTAGCTGAAAGCTCTTCGATGTTGTCCTTATCGATGAACCGGATCGAGCCGTCTTCAAACAGAGCGAGGAGGCGATCCCGTTCGATCATCCTCCAATATTCGGTGATCCGATAACCTTCGTCGGTGATCCAACCACCTTGATACATCATTGCCTTGGTATTCTCACCAAGGTCAGAAGGCTCTACACCTTTCCATTTAGCTCGAAATTCCTTCTCAGAGATAACATCATCGACCCACACCCTTCGGGCATCGCGACCAGTGTTATCAACCGAATATCGGTCCCATACAACTGCAAGGGAGTCCTCAATGGGCCGAATAAAAATGTCTTGGTCGAAGGCATCGTCACGAGAATACTCAACAGAGACTCGGAAAGCGCCATCACCACACTGGACCATGGACTCAAATGCGTCGTTGTAGACACGATCAGCCCGAGACTTCATCTCAATGGCTCGGATCAGGTCCCCACGAACAGAGGCAACATCAGTATCATTATCCTCTGAGGGGACGATCTTAATAGCCTTGCGGCTCTCTCGCCAATCACCTACCAACTGAGCAGTAAACTGGGGGACAGAGTTGATAACAAGGCAGGGAAGGCCCTTACGCTGCTCAAGGACCAGAGGGTCCCACTGTTCACCAGCAGCAAACTTCTTGTCGTCTAGGGCCTGATCCCGGTTCTCACGATCAGCATCAACATTAAGCTGGTACTCTTCGCGCATATCCTTGAGAAAGTCCTCGACCGTCTCAAACCCCTCGGGGACGTACCCTTTAGGGACATTATCCGTGAATTGGGTAACACTTATCTCGCGAACAGGCTCCTTCTGATCGGGCTCTGGCGCAATAATAGGTTCTACTTCTGTTGCCACTAGCCTATCATCCAACTGTTAGCGTTATCGATGTACGTGTTAGGAGTATATCCGGGGTCCCATCCAGTAGGGTTGGCAGGTTTGGGGGTCCTTGGATCAGTCCTTCGCCTTGCAGTAATCCTGTCAAAGATTTCAGTCAAACCCCAGACCAGAGCATCAACACGGTCAGGAGAGCCTGTGCTGGCGTTCCTGATGTTATCAACAGAGAAGAGGCACATCTGATCTTCAAGTTCATCAAATCGTCCTACATGGTGGACTCTGGATTGTTCGTACAAAGCAGAGATTGGTTCAGCACGGATAACCTTACCTCGGCTAGCGTGAACAAGCTTTACTGGGACACTTCTATCAGCAGCACGAAGCACTGAGAGGACCATCTCCCCTCCTTGGTTCTTCTCAGCTACTATCTTGTCTGCCTGCCACTTCCTGTACATCGTGACAGCCTTCTTGGCCCACTCTTCAGGAGAACCTCGAAGGCTGGCATCTTCGAGGACATAGCCCCTAGCATAACCGTCCCTGTCCCTAGCCAGACCAACAACTACGATCCCGTTCTCATCGCTGCCCTCTTCCGAGCTAGCTGCTGGATCAACAGCAACAATAACTCGTTCAAGGTCTTCAGGAGCCTCTGAGACTCGGGCTTCGTCAATGCTCTCTCGGTTCCACAGGGCTCCGGGGATGTCTCCGAGGATTTCTCCCTCAAGTTCCTGCCGCCCTAAGCGGGTATCTCCGTATCGGTCGTAGAGTTGCTTGATCGTGCTCTTAGCCAGATTGGCTGAGTTATCCAGTGTTGATCCACGAGTAACATAAGTATCAGGGTCAGCTACCAGCTTCTTAATCAGAGGCAGAGGACGAGGAGTAGTGGTAACAATAATCTTGGGGTGGACGCCCAATCGCATACCGAAAGCTAGCTGATCCCACGTCTCTTGCATGTACCGGAATTTAGCCAACTCATCGATCCAGCCAGCATCATGTTGAGGGCCTCGAAGTTGGTCTGGCTCGGTAGCATTGTAGAGATAAGCTAGGGCTCCGTTAGGCCAAGTCAGCTTTCTGTTCGTCTTCTCATAGACTGGTCGGAACTCTTTAGGGTGACAGGCGAGGATACCACTTTCACCCTCAACCATAACATCACGAGCATCGGCTGCTGTCTCTGCCACTAGGGCAATTCGTTTGTACCTTCCGCCTGAAAGGGGAGTTGTTCCACATGCCCAGCTTCGGATAGCTTCTGACCCAATCCTTGTCTTCCCAAAACCACGACCAGCAAGGATCATCCATATGTTCCAGTCGCCCTCTGGTTCTATTTGGTTTGGGCGAGCCCAGAAGGGCCAGTGATATTTAAGACTTGCTTTCTGCTCCGGGGTCAACGAGTTCAACCACTCTTGGCGCTCCTGCTCGTTCAACGAGGCTAGCAATTGAGCGGGTGAAGTCATCTGCATCTTCGCGAACTTTCTCGTACTTGATTGCCTCGCCATCCTTGCCGGTGATCTCTTGGCGTTCAATGAACATACCCAGATGCTTGGCGAGAAGCTCAGCCCCTCGGAGGATAGCGTTAGGGTTGTAGTCTTCCTTCGTCTCACAACGCTCAATCGTTGCTACGATCTTCTTCAGGACGTAGTCAGCGGTAACGTCGGAGTGCTTGGCTCGATCCATCTTGAGGGCGTCGATGGCTGCCCGGATCGATGGAGTCTTCAGGAGTTCAGAGGCCAACTGAGCAGGATTATCGGAGGAGTAAGCTGACCTCTGGACAGCCGCTGTACCATTCAGATCAACAAGATACTCTTCAACGAAGGAACGCTGTTTCCCAGTCAGAGCAGCCAGAATGTCATCGATATTGCCTGAACGGAGAGCTTTCTGAAGCTGAGGAGTCAAGCCCCTCGGCCTAGCCTTAATGGTCTTTTTGTAGTTCAGAAGCTCTTTGGCGTAGGATCGTTCACCCTGAGGAACCAACAATTAAACACTCTCCTCTTTCCCTTATACCCATATTATACCATTTTTAGGTTGCAATGTCAAGAACTATTTGTATTTTTCCACAAATATGGGAGGGAAGGGGGGCTTCGGAACGGGGGATGGGTGGGATGACTCCCACACCATCGGATAACAAAATCTAGGTAGGGGTCACTTTTACGGTTGACAGATTGTCAATTCTATGGTAGAATATCTATTCTTATAAGAATATACTATAAACAGTATTATAAGAATATACTCTTAGTACTGTATTAAAATATAACTTACAACATTAACTATCAACAGGTAATTAACAATAACTAATAACATTCTAAGAATGTTGTATTGGGCAGTTAGTCCTCAGCCCTTCGACCCTCTGGTAGTCCGTCTGGTAGGAGATGGGCCAAATAGCTCACAGTTGCGTCTTAGCGATGCTTAGGGCCGACAGGCCCGTACCTCAAACTGTCAACTGAAAACTGATAGCTGCTCATAATTTTTTTTACAAATTTACAGGGGAAAGGGAAATGCTGAAATTTTTATTTCCCGCTTCAGGTGATCTGAGATACACATAATCACTCTCACAATCCACGCCCCCCCCCTACCCCTGCCCCCTCCTCTCCAGCCGACTGCCTGCCCCTCCCCAAGCGAGCCTCCCCGAGCCATGGCCATGTGATGACATGTCATATCCATGTTGATCGAGGCCGGAGGCCGATTCCAAGGCCCATATCCGGGAAATCGACGCTAAGGCCCCTAGAAGCCTCTCTCAGCGCGTTGAGGAGGATTTAGCTACCCAAGTACCCTAGGGGGCATCTTCGCGCTCTAAGGGGCATCCTAGAGCCCTACAGAGGCATATCTAATTGGCATGGCCCTTGCAATCGCATGTGCGGGAGTCTTTTGGTCATTCACGGGGATATTCTCTAACACATCAGTAGACAATTCCCCTAGGCTTTCCAGAGCCTTAGAGAACATAAGGGGAACAGACCAAGAACGTACCGGGAACCTGAGCCAGATGGGTTAGAAACCGGAACAAAAGGGGAACATCTGTGCGATGAACCGTGCAAAAAGAGCGACGAATGGAGTTGATTTAACCAAAAAGGAGGAGCACAAGTGAAGCTGTCGGAAGGGACGGGAACCACCATAGGGTCAGCCATCTGGGCTTCCCCCGATTGACTATAGCTCTAGGGCCGCTTTTGGTCCGCCTTTAGGAAAGGAGCGTATGACCATGGCTAACATTGATCCAGCATCCTGTTATACCGACGGGAGCCATTGCTACTGGCACAACAACCGCCCAGTGGCACAAATAGCGAGCCTTTATGAAGACCCTAGCATGTTTGTGATTGTGGAGGTCTATCAGGATGGCGGTTGCGGCATGGTAGGGTTGTTTGACCATTATCCTACTGTCCCCGAGGCCCGGAAAGCGTGGGAGGAATGGATCAATGGCTAAGACGCGAAATCAGCGTAGGATGGCCGCTAAGGCGAGGCGAGAAGCCAAGCAAGAGCGAATTATCAAAGCGCATATCGCGGCTGGATTGGATGCCAATCGGGCGATTGTTAAGGCCAACCTTAGCAGTCGGATCGAGCGAAATTACTATCCTCAATCCAGCATGGCGGGGATGCTTGCGTCTTCCCATAGGGCCTATATCTGCCAACCTTCTAGGCGGGGGCGGGGCGGCCATGGCAAGGATAATCAATCTGCCCGGTCTAGCTACTGGTTGGTTGATTGAGATAGGGGTTGACATAGGGATATCACGTCTCTAGGTCAGCATCCATAGGCGTAGCGGAGCCTGAATCTGCTAGGAACGCTAGGTGCGATAAGCGGCACTTAGTGCATCCCGAGAGGTTTTGACACAACCTCTCGCTTAGGAACGGGGAGGCACATTTGCCTCTTGGGCGTTCGCGAGGAAGCGCGGTGACTGCATAGTCTCTCGCTGATGACTGGATACTATCAGCCATCAGCTTATAGAGGTGCTATGAAGCAATTGTCCGGCTGGAAGAACCTCCTATGAGCAAGGCCCTCTTTGTGCGAAAAGAGGGTGTAGCTACATGTAAGCACAGACACGCGGCGTTGATTGCAAACCACTTCAGCGCAAACCGTGGACAGGGTTTCTCTCTGTAAAGGAACGGTGGACGCCTAAAACGAACGTAACCGATAACCCTAGCATGCTGCAAAAGATGGGCTAGGGGCTAGGTTACGTGGAGATACGCTAGGATCGAACCATGGTGTCGCTTCTCCCTCCAACCCCCGAGACGGCGATATCATGTTAAGGCGGGATTGATCCTCCGCCTAGCAGCAATCCTAGTCGCTCTAGTCACTGTGAATGGCGTATCTCCACCTAACCTAGCGCAACAGTTTGACTTGGTTAGAAATCAACCTTTTAAGCGGGGGATGCTTTATAAGGACATTATTATTATGGGACAGCGTATCCGTGTACCTGATGAACGGCTTGTTAAGTGGATGGAATATGCCGCTGGCAAGGTTCATATGGCTGTTGAAGAGTATGAGAGGGAAGCCCTTCCTAATACTCTGGTAATGGCTAATCTTCGCGTTGCTGAAAGTCTCATCAAAGACGTTCAGAAACAGTTCAATCAAAGGCTATGACAAGGGGTTGATACCATGGAACAGCGGTTCGATGGGGTATTCTATTACCGTGTCTATACAACGGAGTTCCTTTACGGGGAAATGTTAGTTCAAGCCGATGCTATCAGCTACGCCAAAAAGATTTCCCGCCGGTTCCCCAATGCTATAGTCTTCGTTGCCACCATGTTTTGCCGGTCGGAGAGTCCTTTCCTTGGTGATACGAAAATGTTCAGAGGCGGAAAACCTTACTCAAACCGCCCACAACCCTGAGCCCTGTTAGCGGCGTGAGCCCTGTGGAAAGCCTCTAGAGATTGGGGGCTTTTTTCTAGGCTTACAATGGATTAACCTAGACGGGCTCCGGCATTTTAGCCGGTAAGCTTGAAATCCCCAACCAACTGTGGAGAATACCATCATGGCTACCAAGGAACAGACTTCTGTCGAAAAGATCGACAAGATGATTGCGGAAGTCCGCAGTCACATCAATAACTTCAATAGCACGGTGCAAGACGCGGCTGTTGCTATCATCGTCCACGCCAGTCAGTACGGAGATTGCTCGCGTGCGAAAATGCTGGCACGGGCAGTTCCTTCCCGGCTCCGCAACATGCTTATCGGCTATTTCGCTCTTTACTCTCCTATCGGGATCAGCATCGGGAAGACGGCTGTGGACGATAAGAGTCGGTTCATTCGGCCGGAGAGTAAGCGTTATCACGACTTCAACATTGACGGGGCTAAGGCTAACAAATGGTACGACGATCCAGCCAAGGTTGCTCCTCCTCCTCCGGCACTCAATAGCCTTAGCGACGCTTGGGATAAGCTTAATGGCTTCCTGAAGCGCCTTCTGGACGATGCTCGGAAGGAAGACGAGAAAGCCAAGTACAAGGACGAGGATCGTCCGGCTATCATCGAAATGGCCAACGACCTTCAGACCATCGTCAATCGTTACCACGCTCGGCAACTCGCCAAGATGGACCCCGATGGACATCACAACGATAACCACGCGGAGGAGCAGGAAGAGGCTGAACAGGCGGCTCCGGCTCGTCGTGGTCGTCGGGTCCGTAAGGCTGCTAACGGCTGACCTAAACGAACAACCTGAGCAAGTTGTTAAAAGGCTCAATTTCTATCTGTTAGATAGCTGCATGATCCCGAAGCATCAATCCGCGACGGCGGTGAGAAGGGCACGGGCTATAAGACGTGCTGGCCAACGCTGTAAGAAAGTGCGGCTTTCTAACCGATAGGAGTGTGTGTAATGCCTGCGGCGAAATATGTCCTTAATAATATCATCAAAATTCTCTCTGATATCGGTCATACGGAAGACACCAGATTTCCGGGGCTGACCAAGAAAGAAGATATCGCCCACGAGTATATCGTGGCAAAGACAATCGCCCGTCACGCCCTCAAGCGTCTTGAGTTGGCCGAGAAGGCTGCGACGAGCGAGGGGGTTATCGGGGACCGCTCTAAGCTGGAGAAGGGGCAGGAAGTCACTGTCTGGAAGCCGAAGAAGGTGCCTCCGAGTGTCTTCATCACGGCTCGGACGAGCATGGATAGGTTGCCTATGCTCGACAGGGCTTTGCTTGAGAAAGCTCTTCGTAAGCACGTCACAGCGGCTGTAGCAGACCGCATCTATGCGGAGTCCTTGAAGCCTGTTGAACCGACGGTGACTTATTCCGTTGTGTTCTTTAACTAGTTCCTCTAGGAGATAGGTAATGACTCCCAACACTCGTCTCTACTGGAAGAGGGTGACTATAGGCCTTCTGGCGGTTATCCTCTCCCCAATCTGGGCTCCTTTCACCTTTCTGTCTTTGATCGGGGAGTATATTCAGTGGGAGGTACTGGGTGAGCGGTGACTCTGACTTCTGGTATCGCGTGGCTTGGAACATCTTCGTTATGCTTCAAGGCATTATCATCTACGTTACAGTTTGTTACATCGACAAGCTAATACGGAAAGGAAAGTAATTATGCCTCTTATTGATTGGTCGAAGCCTATTGAAACCACGGACGGCGGGCCAGCCCGAGTTATCTGTACAGACAGGCAAAGTTACAACCCTGTAGTCGTTCTGCTTACTGATAGGATGATTCCTAAAGAAGAGTCGATTCTCGCCTTCCCGAAGTATTTCGACACTAATAGCACCTTGTTCGGAATAGGACTTAGGAACAAGGCCGAAGAAGAATATTTCGTAATCAACCCCAATACAGGTTACTTTTTGGGGGCCAGACTCAAATCCAAGAAGGAGGTTTGTGACCAGTTTAAGATTCCTCCGGGGAAGTCTGTGCAACTTCTCAAAGTCGTTAAGCAAGACGATGACAAGTGGAGGGCTGTTGAGATTATCGATTACGTCACCGGAACAGAGGAGGACTGACTAATGGCTACTATAGACTGGACGAAGCCCATCGAGGGGGTTAACGGAGAGAAGGCTCGGGTACTGTGTACTGATAGAGTTTCTATCTCTGAAAGTTCGAAGTCCCGATCAGGAGAACCTCTCTCAATTATTGTCTTGATTGAAAACAAAGGCTCCGAGTATCCTCGCAGTCTTACTGTGGAAGGTAAGACCCACTCCGGAATCCTTAGGGTCAGGAACAAGAAGGAGGTCTCCTACTGCGGCTTTGTCAATGGTATGCGGATTTATCCATCATCCCCCTCTTTAGAGACCGTTAGAAACTCTACCTTGAGGTGGGCAGGAGATGCTTTCAGCCGACAAGTCTTGAAGATGGAAAGGAGTGTCGATGGCGTCGGCCCTCAAACTTGGAGGATAGTCGAGGTTATTGATGTCGATTAGTAACCCCGTCGTAGCTGTTTACGGGACTCTTCGGGTGGGGACCGCAAAGGGTGATCTTCTAGTCAGCAGAGGGAGAGTTAAACCAGTAGGGAAGTCACATTTCAAAGGTACACTCTACGATCTAGGAGCCTTTCCCGGTCTTAGGCTTGAAGGGGAAACCCTTATCTGGGTTGACCTTCTGGAACTACGGGATGAGAACGTCCTTCACGATCTGGACCTGTACGAAGGCTACATGCCTGATAACCATTTAGACTCTTTGTACCTCCGCAAGCTTCTGCCTTGTGGGGTGTACGTGTACGTATTCAACCAATCCTTAAACGGAGCAAAGGAGATTGTTTGTGGAGACTGGCTACAATATCTTGCCGGGGCTTGAGTACCTCGTCAATACAGGGAAGAAGTGGCGCAAAGGAGTAACTTGTTCCCAGACATTTAATGGAGATGGCTCTCTGTTCGCTGATGGGAATCACCAATATTGCCATTCAAATGTCAACATAGCCTATCGAAAGTTGAAGGGTAAGAGCCCTTTCTACATCGCTAGTGCCTATACCCACAATCGGCACTCTCCGGTCCTCACGAAGGAGGAGTCTGACGCTCTGATGGATTGGATGCTGGATACTCCTCTCGGCAAGCTGTACATCATCAATCGAGATGACCGCGAGCTTTGCAAGGACGGCGGTATCCTTATCAGCGGTGAAGCGTCTTGGACTGAATGCCTGTGGATTTGCAAGGTCCTTCGCTACGCTGCCGAGGACCCATCGTCCATCAAGACGTGGAAGGCTCTTGTTGACGCTGGTGTGGACGGAACCGCTGCCATCTGGATTGCCAGCTACTATCGTTTGTCGGATGATCGAACCTACTTCTACATTCACGAGGTTAACGGTCATGTGTCTGTCTTCTATAGGTACGCCCAAAATAATTATAAAAACATCAAGGCGGGCTTCAACCTCCTGACCAACTGGCGTTACAACAAAGGAGACAGTGTCGGTGATACAACTAGACTTTTTCCGCTCGAAGGTAAAATCGCCGTCACCCCTCCCACCACGGCCCAAGTCGAACCGGATAGGCCAGACGGCTGGGGAGGAGTTATCAAAGCTGTTCCCATCAACAACAAAGGAACTTCCTTCAAGACCGAAGACTTCATCAAGTGCATCAAGGAGGCAATGTGAGGTTATGCCGCAAGTAACAGAAGTCAATCTTGAACCTCTCCGCTGTTATGTCGTCGGTGGAGGGATGAACTACATTCGGATGCTGTATGAGGCTGGCATCCGGGGGGCTACGGACGTCGAAGACGCTGACTTCGTCATGTTCACTGGGGGAGAAGACGTTGATCCCAAGTTCTATGGAGAGAAGCCTCTTCGTGGAACTAACTATAATACCGCCCGCGATGAACGGGAGAGGGCTATCTTCGAACAAGCCAAGAAGTCGGGCGTTCCTATGGTAGGTATCTGTCGCGGAGGGCAGTTTCTGAATGTTATGTCAGGCGGCAAGCTTTGGCAGGACGTAGACAATCATGCGATTGGCGGGGTCCACGATATCGAAGACCATGCTTATGGTCTTAGCCACCTGAAAGTGACCTCTACTCATCACCAGATGATGAATCCCGCCGAGGATGGTTTGATCCTAGCTTCTGCTGCTAGGAGCACCTACAGGACGGCAGAAGGGATTCACGCCACTGTCTACGGCGATAATGGAAGTGCCGGAGTACATGACGATGACGTTGAAGTCGTCTGGTACGACAAGACCAAGTGTCTGTGCTTTCAGCCTCATCCCGAATACCTCATCTCGACGGTTCCGGATGAAGTTCGAACCATGACTCGGGACTATTTCCTCGATCTGCTCGACGATTATGTCCTTGCAGCTATCAATTCGGGTTCAAAACGTACTCGTAAGTGAACCAATCTGGTTTGTCAATAGGGAAGATTGAAAGGAATTACTTATTTGTGGACTGGTAGGAGTGCTGTCTAGCAACATGCTCGACAGGCACAAGAAGGCGTTCCAGATGCTCTTGTTTCTGGATACGCTCCGAGGCTCGCACGCTACAGGTGTCGCCTATGTCCGTAGTACTCGGGCTGTCGAAGTACTGAAGCAACCTATTCCGGGGTATGACTTCCTCGAAGACCCTCGGGTAGAGAAAGCCTTCCGTCTGACGGATATCCTGTGGATTGGGCACAACCGGTTCAAGACCATGGGAGACAACAACAAGAAGAATGCTCATCCATTCAGTGTTCTGGACAAGGACGGCGATATTGCTCTTGTAGGGGCTCATAATGGGACTCTCAAGAACAAGTGGGACCTTCCGGAGCATGACAACTACGGGACTGACTCGGAAGCCTTGTTCAATTGTATCTACAACAAGGGCCTAGAGCCTACGTTTCAGGACTATGTCCGGAGCGACGGTGCTTGGGCAATCACTTACTGGGATAACCGGAACGATACGTTCAACGTCCTCCGTAACAAGGAGAGGACTCTCTACTGGTGCATGGAAGACGATGAACAGACTATGTTCTGGGCTTCCGAGAAGTGGATGCTGGAGGCTGCCCTTAGTCGCCACGGTATCAAGATCAAGGATGACAAGATTTATATCTTCGAAGAGGAGCATCACTACGTCTTTGAGGGTCCTGCAAAGATGAGGGGCAAGATAAATTGGAGTAAGAGCAAGCCGAAGGGAGGCTTGGCTGGCAAGGCCTCCGGTTTTTTTCAGACAGGGACCACAACAGGAGTTGGTTACGGGGGTGGTGGGACGACGACGCAAACGACATCGGAGTTAGACAGACTGTCGGAAGAGGAACTTCGACATCTCCGGGAACTGACAGCAAAGAGGACGAGGGAGCCAAACATAAAGAAGAAGGCGGAAATAACAAAGGAGATAATGGCAGTCTGGGAGAAGAACCGGCAGAACTTACGGTCTGGCGGCAACACGAAAGAGACGGGCACTGGAGCCTCAAGCAAATCAAACGTAGTGATCTTCGGCAAGGCGACCAAATCTACGGTGTCGTCCCAGCCGTCCACTAAGGACAAGCTTGACACAATCACCAAGACTTTCCGGGGTGCTCACATGACTCGAAAGGAACTTCAAGCTGTCCTAGCTTTTGGTTGTTCTTGGTGTGAGGATGAGGAGTTGACGCCAGAGAGTCTCTATGGGTGGATCGACGACTCTCATGTTTGTTGTAAGAAGTGTCTGAACGATACTCACGATGTATCTAAGGACGATGTTTCGAATGTGGGTGACGAAGGGGTCTCCTCTCCGTCAACTCGCATTCTCCGCAATTAGTAACCACAAGGAGTGAAGACTAATGTTGAAGATTACGCTTGGGTGTGACCCGGAAATCTTTGTCCATAATAAGGACCAGAAGCCTCGGTCTGCTTATGGGATGATTCCGGGGACGAAGAGTGAGCCTCACCTTGTTGAAGAAGGGATGGTTCAGATCGACGGAACAGCCTTGGAGTTCGGTATCGACCCTTGTTCCTCGGAAGATGAGTGGGTTCGTCGGATCAACAAGGTTATGAGCCAGATGAGGGCTATGCTGCCGAAAGGGTACGATTTCCTCCATTCCTCTTCAGTAGTATTCAACGGAAATCACTTCCGTAAACAGCCTAAAGAGGCCCTTGAGCTTGGGTGTGAACCAGATTACGACGCCTACACCTTGCAGGCTAATCCTCGCCCCGTGGCACCTCCCAACTTCCGGACGGCTGGAGGTCACGTCCACATCGGGTTCTGTGAGGATGAGAAGGACATCTTAGGCAAAGCTCACATGGACCGTTGCGCTACTCTTGTTAAGCAGCTTGATGTGTACTTGGGGCTCCCTTCGGTACTGTTTGACAGGGATACTCGTCGGCGTAGATTGTATGGTGGTCCGGGGGCGTTCCGTCCTAAGAGCTACGGCTGTGAATATAGAACCCTCAGCAATTCGTGGATCGAGGATGAGTGGAAACAAAGGTTCGTCTATCGGGCCACCACCATGGCCATCGAGGATCTGTTGAACGGAGTTCGAGGATTTGATGGCTCCGTGGCGGAAACTGATGTTAAGGATATGATAAAGAACTCTCAACACTACAGAGCGCGAAACGCTTTGCGCCGCTTTAAGCCTAAACTCTTTGGGGAGGTATCGAAGTGTCTCTGAAGGCTCCTAACTACGAAACCTTGGAGGATGCCAAGGCTCGGCTGTCTGGTTCTGTTGTTCTGTACGAGAACCGTCCGGTGTACATCTCGGGTGTGGGCAAGCTCGTGGACGCATCAGAGGCAGCTAAGGGGGATATCTATCGAGTATATTGCTGGAGCCTCCCTATCTCCAAAGAGAAGCTGGCTAACACTCCTCCGGAGGAGGCCGAGTTCCGTCGGTACATATCTTCTCGTAAGTTCGATATGGCCGGTATTAAACTCGGATATATGAACTACGATGATGGAGACACAACTCTCCACCTCTCGCGAGTACCTGTCCGAGGGTACAAGCAAGGACTGTGCGAGAATAATCTCAGGGTAGAGAGGTGCTCTGGGGGCGAAGGTCTCCGAAAGGTTACTCGCTTCACTGACATCATCTCCAGCAAGGGTTTCCCTCAGATGGTTGAAGGAAGCTACCCGAGGCTGAAGGACTACAAGGGTAAATCCTCCTTCGCTCTGTCCCGGACTGTGTCTGTCAACAAGGACGAGAACTTCGATCTGTACTACGTCTTTTACAAAATGCAAAAGGTAGGGCTGGTTCTTCCAAATACAGATGAAGTCCATCTCGCCAAGAAATACTCCTTCCTGAAGGAAACGATGGAAGAGAGCCATATCCCTTTCAACCTCCAGAAATAGAGTTGGACGACTATGCCAGAGATTGAATTTGATGGCCGGTTATTCCGTGTAGAAGATGTTATGGTGGGGGGGGACGAGGAGGGATTACCGCCTAATCAGCCGAGGGCTCCAGCCCCTCCGCCTCCACAGCACGATCCCAGAGTCCCGCGACCGGCAGACATTATTGCGGCTAATGCTGCAAGAATAGAGGAGATTTTAAGAAGGAACCAGCGGCGGGAGGTGGCTGTGCCTGTTGGGGCAGAGATACCGCGTCGGTTTACACTAAAGAAGGTGATGGATATGGGCAAGGGTTATAATGTCCTAGACCTCCACATCTCCGAACTTGTTGCCTTGAGGCATAAGGTAAAAGGAGATATGTTTGGAGTAGAGTTGGAGATGGAGGGCCGTAACCTCGCTATGGCGAAGGATTACATCCTCTGCGACTGGGTCAGCCATGTGGACGGTTCCCTCCGCAACTACCATGGAGAGGCTATCGAGTGGGTGACTAATAGGCCGGAGAGTTACGAGGACACCGTAAAGAAGATAGACAGGCTCTTTAAAGGACTGGCTGAGAACCGAGCGAAGGTAGTTCCTAGCAATCGGACCTCTACCCATGTCCACTTCAACATGGGAGACAAGAAGGTCTATCAGTTGACGAACCTCTTCATCTACTACACTCTTATTGAAGATGTCCTCGGGCACTTCGCAGGGGATGATCGGAATGGGAATGTCTTCTGCCTCCGAAACAGGGACGCTTCTGCTACCATTCAGATGTTCTACAACAGTGTCGTGACGTACAAGAACTTGGGGGATTTCAATGGTAATAACCGATACTCGGCCCTGAACCTCTGTTCTCTGTTCAAGTTCGGTACTGTAGAGTTCAGGCAGATGCGGGGAGTCGATAAGCCTGATGATCTCCTCACGTGGTTGAAGCTCCTGAACAGGCTCATCCAGTTCTCCATGAACAGTATGCAGGCTCCGTCCGAGGTTATTGAGTTCATCTCTGTCGGGGGTCCTATCGGTTTTCTCAATCAAGTCTTTGGACCTGAACTAACCAATAAGCTGGTAGTCTTGTACGGTTCGGAGCGGGAAGTCTGCGACAGCATCTACGAGGGAGTCCGGGAGGTTCAGCATCTGGCCTATGCTGTGTCCCCTAACTATGAGGGACTGACCCCTCCTATGAAGGATTTCTGGGCACAGCAAAAGGCCGGTCTCGCTGATTATAAGGCTAGGATTGAGGAGGACGACGATGTGGAAGGTGAGCAAGAGGATTTCTAAGATCAGGGTGTACCCGTACAAACAAGGGTCAGCTTCAGCCAAGATACTGGCAGAGAAGATGGGAGGTAAAGTTCTAAAGCATGTCAACAGTAAATATGCCCCTCGTGATGGTGATATCATTATCAATTGGGGTAGTTCTAATCCTCCTGACTTCAGGAAGGGGACCACCCTCAATAAGGACGTGAAGATAGCGTCCAACAAGCTTAGTGCATTCAAGAAAATGAAGGAAGAGGGGGTTTCGATCCCTGACTTCTACGAGAACAAGGAAGAAATCCCTAATGGTGATGAAGCTTATCCGATCGTCTGTCGAACTATTCTTAATGGCCACAGTGGCGCTGGCATCGTCATTGCTGATGGTGTCGATGACCTTGTAGACGCTCCTCTCTATACCAAGTACGTGAAGAAGGCTGATGAGTACCGGGTTCATGTAGTCCGGGACGAAGTGGCTATGATCGTCCGTAAGGCCCGTAGGATGGACGTAGAGAAGGAGAATGTGAATTGGAGGGTGCGTAACCTAGCCGGAGGTTTCGTCTTTGTAATGTTGGATGAGGGCGATGTAGAGGCATGTGTGGTAGAGGAGGCTAAGAAAGCTATCAAGGCTCTGTCTTTGGACTTCGGGGGAGTGGACGTTATCTTTAACAAGTACGAAGGAAAGGCTTACGTGCTTGAGGTAAACACCGCTTGTGGGCTGGAAGACCGGACTGCTGAAGCCTATGCTCAAGCCTTTGAGAAGCTTAGGTTTTAAAAATAGTGCTTGACAACTCAGAGAAATCTGATATAATATCTTTATAGGCACAGCGGTAAAACACTCCTCTATAAACACATACTCAAGAAAGGAGGCCCTCCTCCATGCACTGTAATATCTGTGATAAGCAACTTGATGAGTCTGACATCGTATGGAATGATGACTTGAAGAAGTGGGAACCTTGTAAGGAGTGTCTGGAAATAATCTATGATGCTGCATATCAGGGCCAGTTCACCAAGGAAGACCCCGTAGAGACATTGGAGCCAGAGTTTGATTTCTCTGGAGAGGGTGTTGACTTTTCAGATGATAGGTTGTATAATCTTTAGGAGAAGGTATGGCTATTGCTAACCTTAAAATCTATCCATGTCCTTTCTGTTCTGAATGGTCATCTACCCATAAGGATAGGGTTGACCACATGACTAAGAAACACTCTAGAAAGAAGAAGGAGGCTAAGAAAGACCAATGAACGATAAGGCCCTAGAGACTCTGGAGAAGCAAGCAGCCATCTGGAAAGCAGAGACAATGGCAATTCACAAAGTCAAGCCTATAGCCTCCACGAAGAATATCGGTCATCTCTGTGGGTTGATCGAGGACTTGATTAAGGAGCTTAGGAAGTGAGTGGTAAGACGTGGGTCATTGCAGACACCCACTTCAGCCACCAAGGAATGTGTCAGTTCACCAACTATGACGGAACCAAGGTTCGCCCTTGGGATAACTATGAGGAAATGGATGAAGCCCTCATCGAGAATTGGAACTCTGTTGTTAGTCCTGACGATAGAGTTTACCTCCTTGGTGATGTTGCTATGGGTCGTAAAGGACTTCGATGCGTGGAGCGGCTCCAAGGTCGTATCGTTCTTGTAAAGGGCAACCACGATCAAGAGAAGCTGGGTAAGTATGTTGACCTCTTCGACGACATTCGTGCTTGTGTCGTCAAGAAGGGCTTCATTATGACCCATATCCCTATTCATCCCGCCTGTCTGGCTAGGTGGAACCTGAATATCCATGGGCACCTCCACAACAACACCATTAAAGAAATCAAGCACGACAACATTGAGGATCAGCGCTACTTCTGTGCATCGGTAGAGAGGATTAACTTCACTCCGATCCTCCTAGACGACATTCTAAAGCAGAGGAAGGTTAACCAAGGATGAAGTTCTCCCTCATAAGTGATATGCACATCAACCATCCACAGCCTCGAACCCCTTACGATCAGCTTGAGCATATTGTTGTTGTCGCTGGGGATACTGACAACGGACTCGGTGGTTTGAAGTACCTCCAGAAGCTGAAGAACAAGGGCTATACTGTTATCGCTACCCATGGCAATCACGAACACTACTCCAATGTTGCCCAAGACCGTACCATGTGCGACACGATCAACAGGTTTCAACAGGACCATCCTGACTTCTACGACTTCGGAAAGGACGTTCCTCTCTTCGTAGCCCGGAATGGTTGGTACATCGTAAAGGATGAGCCCCTCTGGTATAATTACATGAACGATGGTCGTTACGGAGGGTTCGGAGCCGACGAGGTGAACTCTTGGGCTAAGATGGACTCTATCCGTGTTAAGTCTGTCCTCCGGCTGGCTCAACTGACCAACCGTAAGGTGGTTGTAGTTACCCATACTGCCCCCTGTGAGGAGTCCCTGAATCAGGAGTATAAGGACCACTACTCACAGTCTTGGTACTGGAACCCTCTTATGCGTCCTCTGCTAGAGGAGTATAAGGACACTATCGCTGTCTGGTGTCACGGGCATACCCACGCTCAGGCTGATGTAGTTGTTGACGGAGTACGAGTTGTTGCTAACCCCCGTGGCTATCCAAGGGAGAACCCCGATTGGATGCCACTGACCATTGAGGTGTAATTACTATGGAAGGGAATTACTTTGATACCCTCCCTAATGCGGTTGACGCCGCTCGGGAGGCTCTCGTCCATCTTGATGCTCGCGGATACACCAATGAGTATGGACTCATACGCCCTCCCTCGAAAGGCTTTAAGGAGTCCTCCCGAGACTCTGATGCCATCGATTATCTCTGTAGCGAATGGGACTACGGCTGGGCGGATATGTGATGGTCTACTATGTCCACATAAATAGAGGGGTAATAGATAGTAATAGGAAATACGGTCGCAACGACCCTCCTATAAGGATTCAAAGAGGTAAGTACGGGAAACCTGAATATGGGTATAGGTGCGAACTGCCCGAAGGTAGTGTGATACTGTACGATAGAGAGGGGTCTATCCTCCCATGCGGGGCCAGACTTGTAATCGCTTCCCAGAGTAGGCCAATCCTTGAGTAAGTTCCTAAGGCATCAACCATGTCCGAACCCTGATTGTGGTTCATCAGACGGGCTAGCAGTGTACGATGATAATGCTCACTGCTTCGTCTGTAACTATCATTTCATAGGAGAATATGAGATCACAGAAGAGACTAATCAGAAGAGGGCTAAGTCTACTGATCTCCCCTTGACTCCGGTAGCTAGAGATTTCCGAGCCATTCCTGATAGGAAGTTGTCTAGTGATACTGTCGAGAAGTACAAGGTCCTTGTCAATCAAAACCCTAAAAGCCCTATCCAGCATGTCTACCCCTATTTTGATGGAGACGGGAAGCACGTAGCTAATAAGGTCAGGGTCGTAAGAGAGTCTGAAGATGAGAGTGGTAATCCAGTCTTAGAGAAGGACTTCTACGCAGAAGGACCTATCGGAGAGGCAACTCTCTTTGGACAGCAATTGTTCCCTGCTGGCTGTGCTAAGGCTATAACGATCACTGAGGGCGAACTGGATGCCATGGCAGCCTATGAGATGCAAGGCAGTAAATGGCCCTGTGTGAGCGTTAGAGGGGCTTCCAGCGCTAAGAAGGATTGCCTTGCAGTCTTCGAATACCTTTCGTCCTTTGAGAAGATTGTTGTCTGCTTCGACAATGACGAGCCGGGGCAGAAGGCAGCTAAGCAAGTCATCCAGTTGTTCAAGCCGGGGCAGGCTTATAACATGCGTCCTCGTCGATACAAGGATGCCTCTGACTATAACAAGAACGGAGAGTCTCGGGCATTCGTCAAGGAGTGGTGGGATGCAGAGCCTTATAAGCCAGACGGTATCAAGCTTGGTCGGGATATGTGGGGTGAAATCATCAACCACAAAGACCCTAAGAGTGTTCCTTACCCTTTTGCCGGTCTTAACAAAGCCACATACGGGCTAAGGACTTCAGAGCTTGTTATCATCACCGCTCCGACTGGTATTGGTAAGACTTCTGTTTTGAAGGAGATTGAGTACAGCCTCCTGATGAATGAGGAGTTGAAGAAGGAGGATGCAGGGGTAGGCTTTCTGCACTTCGAAGAGCCCAACTACGACACCGCCATCGGGCTCATGTCCATCCACAACAACAAGCCCTATCACCTTCCTGATACTGTGCGAACCTCAGACGAACTACGCTCTGCATATGAGTCTGTTCTAGATAATGATAGGGTTGTTATCTGGGACCACTTCGGAAGTAACTCTATTGATGCTGTCCTTGCCAAGGTTCGTCACATGGCGGCTCTTGGGTGTAAGTACATTGTTGTTGACCATCTGTCTATCATCGTCAGTGACCAGTCTGGTGATGAGCGGAAGCAGTTGGACGAAATTGCCACCAAGCTGAAGACGCTTACCATGGAGTTGGATATCTCTGTTATCTGTGTCATCCATCAGAACAGGAATGGACAGATCAGGGGTACTGCTGGTGTCGAGCAATTGGCTAACATGGTTATCAGCCTCGAACGAGACATGACGGATATAAACGAGTGGCGTCGCAATGTCACCAAGTTCGTTATCCAGAAGAACCGTTTCTGTGGAAGGGCTGGACCTGTCTGTTGGGTACACTATGATGATTGCACGGGACGACTAAAGGAGCTTACTAAAGAGGAGATTGATAGGTACGAACGAGGAGAGGATAACACTGGAGCAGAGATGCCCTTCTAACCACCAAGGAGTATTGATGGATCATGTATCTTGATTGGCAGTCCGATCCTCGTGAGTATTATTTCGTAGATATCGAGGGTGATGATCTTATCCCCTCTGTTCTATGGGTTCTTTGTTGGGAGAATATTAAAACAGGAGAGACGGGAGAGTGTATTGGACACGGATCAATCAAGAGGTTCCTTGATAACCGTAATGCTGTGTTTGTTGGGCATAACGCTCTTAAGTGGGATATACTGTGGGCGAATAGGCTTGCTTCTTCCCGCGTACCTATTAGTCGTATTGTGGATACTCTCATTCTAACGACTCTGTACAACCCGAGCATGAAGGGAGGACACTCTCTTCGTGCTTGGGGTGAGAGGTTCGGAGTATACAAAGGGGAGTGGACTGACTTCAAGAACTTCTGTCCTGAGATGATTTCGTACTGCCATCAAGACGTAACTGTTGGAGTACAGATATTCAAGAGAGTGACAGAAGTCTTGAGGAAGATTGGCTTCTCCGAGAAGAGCGTGAAGCTCCAACATGAGTTTATGAATGTTCTCCGTAAGCAACAGGAGAATGGTTTTTACTTTAACTATGACGGAGCAGTAGCCCTATATCAGAAACTTAGGAATAGGCAGAATGAACTCCAGCAACTTATCTACAATGAGTTCCCCCCCGAACGCATCCTCGTCCGCGAGGCAGATATGTTTGTTAAATCTGGCCGACCAAGTGTCCGCTATGAGAAAGATAGAGAGCGGTATCACATCGAAAAGGATGAGCAAGGAGGAAGGTACTCTGCGTATGAAGATGTGTACTTTAACATTGGATCGCCTAAACAGCGAGTTGAAAAGCTTGTTGCCCTAGGCTGGGAGCCGGAGGAGTTCACCCCTAAGGGGTTTCCAAAGGTTACTGAAGAGTCTCTACAACGCTTTGCAGAACTCACTCGTATCAAGGAGGTGTCCTACATAACCAAGTGGATGTCTATCTCTGGCCGAGCCAATATGATTAACAACTGGCTAGAGAACTACAACCACGAGACTCATTGTATCCACGGATCATTGTTTGTAGCAGATACTCTCCGACTTCGACACCAGAAACCCAATACAGCTAATGTCCCTGCTGTCAAGGTTCGAAAGGACGAGGACGGCAACAGGCATATTCTGTACGGAGAAGAAGGCTACTACACCTACGAGGCTAGGGACCAGTGGACTTCTAGGCCCGGAAGGAAGTTAGTAGGTGCTGACGCCTCTGGGCTAGAGCTTCGTATGTTGGCCCACTTCCTCAACGATGATAACTTCACTCATCAGGTTGTGGATGGCGATCCCCACCAATATAATGCTGATAAGGCTAGGGTCGAGAGAGATAATGCCAAGACTCTGATCTACGCTATTCAGTACGGGGCACAGGCCAAGAAGGTTGGCCAGATTATGAAGACCAATGCTAAGGAAGGAGGTAGGATAAGAGAGATGTTCCTCAAAGAGCTTGGTCTTGATAAGGTTCTAGAGGAGGTACAGAGTGAGTTTATACAAGGACGAATTGAACTGGTTGATGGGGGAAGAGTCATATGCCCGTCTAAGCATGCTGCCCTCAACTATAAGCTTCAAGGCTCTGGTGCCAGAGTCATGGCTCAAGCGGCAGTATTCCTCGAAGGACATATTAGACGCAATGGACTTGATAGTCTTAAAGTCGGAGACATTCACGATGAGTGGCAGTACGATGTTGCTCCGGGAGATGCCACTAAACATGGAGAACTGGCGGTGCAGAGCCTTCGAGAAGCTGGCGAAGAACTTAATCTCCGAGTTCCGATTGATGGAGTTAGCAAGGAAGGACGAACTTGGGCAGAAACTCACTAGCTAGTTAATTTAGTAGTTGACATTAGTTTCATATGTGGTATAATAAGAGTACAAGGTAGGGGGTTCACCTTGTTCAACACTAGAAAAGGATTAAGATATTGGCGTCTAATAAGACTGTAGCTTTCATCCGTGGCAAGCTCTATTGGCCTAAAGTCTTCGGAGAACCTCGGCCCAACTACGCTGGGGATGGTCGGGAGTGGACCTTCGAAATAGAGCCCGACGAGGAAGGGCTCGCCACCTGTAAGAAGCTGGGTATTACTGGTAAACTGAAGGATAAGTACGAGGATCGTGGTAAGTATCTGACTCTGAAGCGTCGTGAACTGACCAAGAGCGGAGAAAAGAACAGCCATATCCGAGTCATCGGCCCTGACAACAACGAGTGGGGTGATAAGCTCCTCGGTAACGAGACTATTGCTGATGTCAAGATTGATGTCCGCTCCTATGATAAGGGCATGAAGGGCGTCTACCCGATTGCTATTCGTGTTGTTGACCATGTGGAGTATAAGAGCAATGAGTTCCCTCCCATGACTAAGGATGACGAGTACTACAAGGCCCCAGACAAGGATGATTTTAAGAAGGACTTTGGCATTGAGGAGTCCGACGCTGACAATGAAGACCTTGATGACGAAGTTCCTTTTTGAGGGTAGACCGGGTGGTAAGGTGAGGGATTACCTACTCCTTCAGAAGGAGGGGTTTTAACTGCGATACCCTCCGATACCCGGCTGATCTGGGGAGATGCGGGGTAGCTCCAGCGAGAATGACAATGAAGCCCGCACATATATAACGGAGATATCCTAGTGCCTAAATACCGCTTTACTGTTGATGTCCTTAGAGATGTTGAGGAGACTATTGACATCATCGTCAACGCTGGTAGTCTCGAAGAAGCTAAAGAGATGGCTGAGAAGATTATAGTAGAGTATCCTTGCAGCGGATATGTCGCTGATAGATATCTCGTTACTCATAATCATATCTCTATCCCTTATGAGATAGGCTTCCGAGAATTGGACGATAAACCAGTTAACGATAACGCTGACGAGGAGCCAGACCTAATTGCCTAGTAGCATCGAAACACTGGTTCAGGATATCTATGACCTCTTCACAGGAGGAAAGATAGAATTAAACGGTAAGCACCTAGACAACTTCACTGATGCTGTATCTGACATTATGAAGGTGCAGTTTGAGGAGGAAAGAGGTCCGGGCAACTACCTCCGGATGAGTAACATCGGTAAGCCTGATCGTCAGCTATGGTACGACATTAACTGGGAGGGGGAGACGGAGAAGTTCACAGGGCCTAACCTGATTAAGTTCATGTACGGCCATCTTATCGAACAGTTCGTCATCTTTCTAGCTGAACAGGCTGGCCACAAGGTAGAGTATAAGCAACGAGAAGTAGACGTTCTAGGTATAAAAGGCCATATCGACTGCATGATTGATGGAGTAGTGGTTGATGTGAAATCAGCTTCATCTATGCAGTTCCCCAAGTTCGAGAAAGGTCTTCTCCTAGAGCCGGGTAACGATGCCTTCGGGTACGTAGCCCAGCTATCTGGTTATCGCCATGCTATATCTCCAGATTCTCCTGCTGCCTTCTTAGCTGTCGATAAGACTCTAGGCAAGTTGGCCCTCCTGATGGTCCCTAATGAGCACCTAGACAGGTATAACGTAGAGAACAGGATCGTCCATGCCAAGGACATGGTAACTTGGAAGGAGCCTCCTAAGCGCTGCTACGAGCCAAAGGAAGAAGGAAAGAGTGGCAATCTTATCCTTCCTGTTGGCTGTGCCTACTGCAAGCACAAGGCTCATTGCTGGTCTGATGCTAACGGAGGTAGGGGGTTGAGGGTGTACGGGTATTCATCTGGTCCTAAGTTCTTTGTAAAGGTAGTTAAGGAGCCTCGTGTAGATGAATACTTCCCCCCGGTTTAGGAGTAAATTTGAAGAGACTGTTTGGAATGCTGCTATCGGGGAGGGTAAAGAACTAGAGTATGAACCTAAATCTCATCGTCTACCTTACACTCTGGCTTGTAATTACCTTCCCGATATGCTTCTACCAAATGGAACTATCGTCGAGATCAAGGGCAGACTTACCTCCCACGACCGCCGTAAAATGCTTGCTGTTCGTAACGCTCATCCACGCCTTGATATTCGTTTTGTATTCCAGCGTGCTTCTGTTCCTCTGTATCGTGGGGCTAAGATGAACTATGGACAGTGGGCTGACAAACATAACTACCAGTGGGCAGAGAAAACAATCCCACTAGAATGGTGGAAGGAATAATAACTTTGAACAACAAACCTAAAATCCTGTATTGGGATTGTGAGTGGAAGCCTGCTAAAGCCTTCGTGTGGCGAATGTTCGACGAGAATGTAACTCCCGATCAGTTAATCGATGCTGGCGGTATGTTGTGCTTCTCAGCTATCTGGGACGACACTGGCGAGGTTATCTTCTCATCGGAGTGGGACGATGGCCATGAAGGAATGGTTCGTAATCTACATAAGCTCTTCGAAGAGGCTGACGTACTGGTCACTTTCAACGGTGATCGGTATGACAACCCTAAAGCTCTAGGTGAGTTCCTCCTAGCTGGGCTAGCCCCCCCTCCTCCGCCTACCAGCATCGACTTGCTCAAGGCTGTTAAGAAGATGGGCTATGTTATGAATCGTCTGGCCTTTATCGGCCCCTTCCTCGGTGTTGGTAAGAAGGTACAGCACGAAGGTTTTCCTCTGTGGACGGCTGTGATGGATGGAGATCCTAAGGCTCAGGCTCGGATGAAGAAGTACTGCATTCAAGACAGCAAGCTTCTGGTCCGTCTGTACAAGAAGATCAAGCCTTACATTCGTAACCATCCGTTCCTTGGAGAGCGTCGAGCCTGTGGCGCTTGTAATGGAAAGGTCCTTCACTCTAGGGGATATCGTAGAACCAAGGCTTTCAAGATTCAGCGGCTTCAGTGTGTCAACTGTGGTAGCTGGCAGGATGGTAAGCGTGAGCGGGTTGGGTAACATTATGGACAAAGAACTGGAACAAGTCCTTATTGATCGATTTGAGGCATGGGAGATTGCAGACTTCCTCCAGATTAGTACGGAGGAGTTTGTCGATTTCTTTAGGCATCGCATTGAGGAGAATTATGAAGATGTCTGTGAATGGGCAGGCTTCCGCCGAGACGACTCACTCGGCTCCGATGAATAGCTATATGTATGGACCTACTACTGCCCTTACAGTAGAGGATACGCTTAAAGAACGTGGTAGCCGATACGGTCCTTTTGAGACTCATGCAGAGTATGCTGAAGGGATCAATCAGGTCTATGAAAGCTCTCTAAACTGGCTGGACATGAAGCCTGATGCTAAGGAAGCACTACGTATCATTGCTAACAAGATCGGCCGCATTCTCAATGGCGATCCTGACTACGATGATAATTGGCGAGATATCGCTGGATATGCTACGCTCGTTGAGAAGCGGATCAACGGTATCAAGGTGTAATAATAACAAGAAAGAGAGTTAACCGTGGTCAAGGGAATGGACCGCTATACTGATAAGCAGCGTCGGAGTGTAAGGAGGAGGAACCGCTATGCCCACGATCTTAGGACCCCTAAGTATCGGCAGAGGGTAGTGGACAATAAGAGGCCTCCGCCTCCTCCACCTGAAGTTGATGATTACGACGATGATGATGACTATTACAACGACAATGATAAGGAAGATTGATGGACGATAGTAATAAAGTGAATAAGCTTCTCGAAGAAATCGGAAACCTTAACGATGAGGAGTGCCTCCAACTCTTCATCAATCTGACAGATCGTGTTGATATCGGTACAGCTTTCCTAGAGCACAAAGAGTCTGGCTTGATCGACAAGCAACTCCTCATCCTGAAGTGTGGAGACATTGTTGAAGCGACTAACCATATTGACCTAGAGACTCCTCTTATGGTTGCTCGTCCTACTGAGTTGGAGGTAACACTAAACTAATGGTAAAGGTAGCAAGGGAGAGGGATAAACTCCTTACTGACTTCGGTAAGGAGACTCTCAAGGATCGATATCTTCTAAATGGTGAAGACTATCAGAACTTGTTTAAGCGCGTAGCAGAGGCATATGGTAACGATGAGGAGCAGAAACAGCGTCTCTATGATTACATTTCCCAACTGTGGTTTATGCCTGCAACCCCTGTTCTTTCCAATGGTGGAACGGACCGAGGACTCCCCATCTCTTGCTACCTCAACAGTGTCGAAGACAGCCTCGAAGGCATCGCCTCCATCTGGAATGAGAATGTTTACCTCGCTGCTAAGGGCGGTGGTATCGGGACTTACTGGGGCGGTGTACGCTCTATTGGGGAGAAAGTAGGACAGAATGGTAAGACTTCTGGGATCATCCCTTTTGTATGTGTGTCTGATAGCCTCACTCTTGCAATTAGTCAGGGGTCACTTCGTCGAGGCTCTAGCGCTAGCTATATTGACGTATCTCATCCCGAGATTGAAGAGTTTCTCGATATTCGTAAGCCGAGCGGGGATTTTAATCGTAAGGCTCTTAACATACACCACGGCCTACTCATTACAGACTCTTTCATGGAAGCTGTCCGTAATGGCAAGTCGTTTGCTCTTGTTTCACCAAAAACTAGAGAGACAGTTAAAGAAGTCGATGCCCGCAGTCTCTTCCAAAAGATCGTAGAGACCCGGCTTCAGACTGGTGAACCTTACCTCGTGTTCATTGATACGGTTAACCGATCCATTCCCGAGTGGCACAAGAGGGCTGGTCTAAAGGTACAGACTTCCAACCTCTGTTCCGAGATTACCTTACCAACTAATGAGGATCGTACTGCTGTTTGTTGCCTGTCCAGTCTTAACCTAGCCAAGTGGCATGAGTGGAAAGATAATCCTCAGTTCATTCAGGATATCTATGACTTCCTCGCTAACGTCCTAAAGGACTTTATCAAGAGGGCTCCCGAGGATATGCGTAAGGCTATTGCTTCGGCCTATGCTGAACGGTCTGTCGGTCTCGGTGTTATGGGCTTCCATACTCTCCTTCAACAGGAGAACATTCCATTCGAGTCTGTGATGGCCAAGGTTCTCAACAATCGTATCTTCAAGCACATAAAAAAGGAGGCCGATAAAGCCTCCAAACGTCTTGCTATTGAGTATGGTCCTTGCCCTGATGCTAAGGAATATGGCTTCCATGAATACTTTTCTAACAAGACTGCCATTGCCCCTACTGCTAGTATCTCTATTATATGTGGCGGCGTATCTGCCTGTGTAGAGCCTATCCCTGCTAACATCTACACCCACAAGACTCTGTCTGGCTCCTTCACTGTTAAGAACCCTCTGCTTACAAGCATCCTAGAAGAGAGAGGGATCAACACAGAAGAGACTTGGGGCTCTATCCTTGAGGCTGGTGGCTCTGTCCAACACCTTAAAGGGCTGACCAAGCATCAGAGAGATGTGTTTAAGACTAGTTTTGAGATTGACCAGCGATGGGTTCTCGACCTTGCTGCTGATCGCTCTCCTCTTATCGATCAGGCTCAGAGTATCAATCTCTTTGTTGAGCCAGACATCGATAAGTGGGACCTAGTGATGCTACACTATAAGGCTTGGGAGATGGGCATCAAATCTCTCTACTATCTTCGGTCCAAGAGCCTACAGAGGGCTGGGTTCGTTGGGGGTGTCGAGAGAGACAACACGATAGAGCATCCAGTAGTTGAAGTTGTTCCTACCGAATATGAGGAGTGCATTTCTTGTCAATAGGCTTGATGACTGAGAGTAAAGCTTACAAGCCCTTCCGCTATCCTTTTGCTTATGAGTTCTGGAAGCAGCAACAGCGCCTCCACTGGCTGCCAGAAGAGGTCCCTCTCGGTGAGGATATCAGAGATTGGAATACCAACCTGACTCCTCCCGAGAAGAACCTCCTTACTCAAATCTTTCGCTTCTTTACTCAGGCAGACATCGAAGTCCAGAACTGTTACCACGAGAAGTACAGCCGAGTCTTCAAGCCTACTGAAGTCAAGATGATGTTGACCTCCTTCAGTAACATGGAGACAGTCCACATTGCAGCTTACAGTCATCTTCTAGATACTGTGGGTATGCCAGAGACTGAGTATTCTGCGTTCCTTGACTACAAGGCTATGAAGGACAAGAGCGACTACATGGCCCAGTTCGGGACTAAGTCATATCGCGATCTTCTTCTTACTATGGCCTTCTTCGGGGGGTTTACAGAGGGGGTCCAACTCTTTGCTAGCTTCGCTATGTTGATGAATTTCCCTCGGTTCAACAAGATGAAGGGCATGGGACAGATCATTAGCTGGAGTCTTAGGGATGAGTCCCTTCACTGTGAGGGGATCATCCGTCTGTTCCATGAACTAGCTAAAGAAACAGGGGCTCTTGATGAACCCCTGAAAGAAGAGATACGGAAACACGCTCTCTCAACTGTCGAACTAGAAGATAAGTTTATCGATCTGGCATTTGAGATGGGTCCAGTCGAGGGGATGACTAGTGACGACCTCAAGTCTTATATCCGCTATGTTACTGATTGGCGCCTTGGTCAGCTTCATCTTGAGCCTCTATTTTTCATCGAAAAGCACCCCCTTCCGTGGCTGGTTCCTCTGCTTAATGGGGTGGAACATGCTAATTTCTTCGAAACCCGAGCGACTGAATATAGTAAAGTCTCCACTTCAGGCAATTGGGAGAATGTTTGGGGACTCTTCGATCAACGGCTAGCACGAAGGAGCAATTCTGATGAGTAAGGATGAAGAGCTTCGTTACATGGTTACTGAAATGGTACTACGGTATCAGTACAAAGATTCTAGCAAAGAAGCCATTGAAGAACTGTACGACTGGATTACTGAGAACACAGTTCAAGCAGAGGACTTGTTTGGTTCCCGTACTTAGTCCACTCAACTAACTTCTGTAGAGCCACTCTAGCTACATCTTGCACATTCGAGGGCATCTCTCCTAGGCCAGACGGTCTCTGAGGGATGTCCTCTTTTTTTATGCACTTCTGAATGATGATAGTAGGGACTTCTACAGTCTGCACCTTGATCCCCGGAGTAGTAGTTGAGCAGCCAGCTAGAAGCACTAGGCAACTAAAGATTAGTCCACGCATCTTTAACATCCTCAGGAATAGTGTTGACAACAGAAGGAGTCTTGGCAGCTTCCAGTTTATTACTGACACCCGTCAAGGCATCGTTCTTCTTCCTAGCATCCTCTAGAGCCTTAGTGGCCATAGCCTGCTTTATTGCATCCTCCTGTTCCTGCTTTTGCAGTTGAACCTTTACACTCCTCAATTCATCCTTGAGGTCATCAATAGAAGAGTTGCTAACAGATAGCTTGGTTGATATAGCCTGAGCATCTGCCTTATATCTAGCTGCCCGCTCGCCCTGAACATAGAGAAGGACGCAGAGCACCGCTACCGCAGCTAACAACCCCCCGATGATATACAGTTTAAATTCCTCTAGAAAGTTAGTCAGCATTGTTCGGTGCACCCTTCTTCTCGTAGGTACGGATGCCGTACAGAGCAGCAACAAAAGCCAACTCCGCAGCAAGGAACCCCTCAGGGAGAATGATCCCATTGAGGGGTCCAATGACAACAGCAAAGAGGACCCCCAGAGCCCCGATCCAGTCCAGAGTGGGTCTGGCTAGACGGAGATAGAGTTCTAGTCCTCGACTAACGTACCTTTTCTTTGTGGATGAGTTCTCGGAGGGTTCCATAGTGTCCCTTATAGGTTGGATAGAGAGTCTTGAAGATTTCATTGGCATCATAGACTCCACTGTTGATAAGTTTACGGATGGAGTTCGTAATGTCCAATATCAGTCTCCCCTTTCTCCATAAGGTTGCCGTCCATATCCCAGTCTCCGCCATAACGGATACCAACACGAAGCTCCTTAGCTGCTTCCATCATGGCGTTGTAGATGGCTAGGAAGCCTCTAGTGTTGCTGTAGTCCACCGGATACGTGATGAGATCAACAGCATGACCATACCCATCCTTGTGAGCGAAGTGATTACTATTAAGAGTCCAAGTTACAATAGGGCCGGGCCTAGTCCGCCCCTGAGCGTAAAGCTCTTTCTGCCTAGCAGGAGTACGAACTCCTTCGCCAACAGAGAAGTCTTGAGTCGTCTTCTTGATAGCCAGTTCAATAACTTTGACCAGATCGGGGTGGACACCCTTTAACTTGGCCTTAGATTTAGCGCTGAGAACGTAAGCCATTTATATGCTCCTTAGATAAGGCTTCCGCCTTTAAGCCAGATAATGAATGATACAAGAGAGCCAATGATACCAGTACCGAATAGGGCAGAGGCTAACCAGAAAGCCCCTAACCCCTTATTCCGGAGAACCAACAGTTCATCAAGCTTCTTGTTGATGGCTTGCTGATCTGATATCATCTGTTCTACTTTAACCTCAAGGACAGCTAGACGTTCTATCTGGGTCAATGTCTTGTTAACAGAGACGCTCACTGATCGCCCCCCTGTCTCGTCCCAAATAGCTCTGCCCTAGCTGTCTTCCTTGCATCGTCCAGTACCTCCTTGATTGCCTCTTTCTTAAGGTTGTCGTCAGCTTGTTGCCACCCCGGATACTGCATCACTTCCCTCATGGCGTCGAGGAAGTAAGTTCCAGAGAGCCTCTGGTAGTCCTCTCTATCCTTTCCACCAAGAGTTACCCGCTCACCTTGAGGGTTAGTTCTGTAGTCATTAACATTAGAGCCGGGGGCTCCAACAAGAACCTCCTTCTGACTACGCTCTAAGCGGTTGAGTTCTTGGACAACTGGATCAGTCTCTTCAGGTCTCTCCTGCCTAGCGTTAGGAGCGGGTCGGCCATAGACATCGTACCTCTCAGGAAGCTCCTTGCTAAACATTGGAGTCCCTGCCTCGATCCTATTACCCAGCCTTTCCCCAAAGCTTCCGCTCTCTCCACGAGTGTTCCTCATGTAAGGATCAAGGTATTTTTGATTGATCCAACGGACAAAGGCTGGATTAGCAACAGTAGAAATCTGGCCTCCGACGAGATTACCAAGCTGAGGCCCAACCTTAAAGTCGCCTTTTTCGAGGCTCTCTTTTGACTCTGAGGTGGCATCAATTATGTTGCCAATACTCTCAGCATAGCTACTGTTTTTCAAAGCTTGGGCCATACCGAGAGTAAGCCCGAGATAGAAGTCCTTATCCGTAAGGTCAGCCTTACCTCCAGCCCTTTCAACGGCCATAGCGGCAGCAGCCATAGGAGCCGACAGAGGATCAAGGTTGTAATAGGACTGCCACTTACCGTTGATCTTAATCGACATCTTAGGGCGGACAGCAGAAAGAGCAGTCTCCTTCTTGTAGTTGGGATCACCGAATACAAGTTCTCCTTGAGCAGCTTTGTCCGCAAAGTAGGCTAGAACAACAGAGCTAAAGGCCATACGACCGATAGCAGACTGCCTGCGGACACCACCAGCCTTTAAATCTGACCTAATTTCCTTAGAGATTAAGGACAGAGGACCAGAGTTACGAAGTCCAGCCGCAGCAATACGATCCAGAGTCGGCATAAACCGTACTGTAGTCCTAGCTCCGAACTTTATAGCTCTCTCAGGAATAGTGTTAGGGCTCTTAACGGTCTTAGCCGTAGGGACCATCTTACCTGTCTCGGGATCACGAGTCATTTTGATAGTCATCTCAGGCCGAGTCCGGGGCCTAGTCCAGTTCAATATCCTCTGAGTGTACTCAGTAGGTTTATCCCTGAACAGGAGCCGATCAGTCTCTGCTATCGCTTTCTCAACAAGCTCTGGCTTAGGATTGGCTACTCCCTCAGCAACAGTATCCCAAAACTCCTTACCGTGAGAGTTAGGCATGGCCTTGGCAACATCATTAGCCACCTCTCCGTAGAGGTTAGAGATGTGGAAGATGGTGCTCCAGAACTCGTCAATAGCAGCCATAGGGCGGCGAGACAAGGTTTCAGCAGCCGCTATAGGATACTTAAATGGGTTCTTATTCGACATACGCTTAGACGTAAGCCCAGAGGTGCTAACTTTCCTGTTGAACGACTTTGAGCTTTCACCAGATGCGAACGCTTTAATGGTATTCTCATAGGTCTTAAAGTTCTTCAACATAGTAAGAGCACCATAAGCCCTAGCGGCTACCTCTCGACCATAGACACGATCCATAGCCTTGTTGGTCACACGGAGGGGTTGCCCAAGGGCAGACGTGACCCCCTTAGCCCCCAATTCATAGATGAAGTGGATAGGGGAGCCAAGGAAGTTAGCCTTCCAAGTAGCTGGACTGGATAGCATGGTGTTGCCAATGAGAGAGTCAAGGTAGTCCTCGGCGTGCATCTTGCTAGCATTCTTGATGTACTTGCTAGCACCAGCGGCCCCTTGTCCAGTCCTAGCTGCTTCTATGTTCTTAACGAATTTAAGGAGGGCCTCAGGGTCAGTGGGCACACCTCCGCTCTCTCCGAACTCCTGCATGAACTTAAGAGCAGCTTGAGTAGACTTTTTGCTGTTGGTAACTTCCCGGAGGACACGCATAGCCCGACCAATCTCGGCGATATCCCCTTGGAACTTACCATAGACAGCCTGAGTGATGGCTAGGGACTGACGGATATCAGCGTACAAGGAGGGAGTCATCCCTTCCTGCTCTGCCTTATTTCCGAGGCTAACAAGCTTCTCAACCTGATCGGTCAGTAGTTGTTTGGCACCAGCGACACGGCCAGCTAGCTTCTTCTCTTCAAGCCCAGAAGCTTTAGCATAGCTACTAGGAGATAGAGAAAAATCTTCCCCCTCTCTGAGGATTTCAGGGATAGAGCGAGCATCCGCCTTTACAGCATTCTCACCAAGAAAGTCTAGAACATCATCTAGGTTCTTCTCAGTCTTGATCTTCTCGGGAGTAAGGCTCTTAGCCTTGGAATACTTGTTGACAATCTGAGGAGTCTTGTCATCGAAGACAACATAGTTATAACTGCCTTCTCCTTTACGACGAGACATACCGTCCAGATACTTGTTACCAGTCACTCCATACTCAGAGAGGTATTTACTGGCCTGCCTAGGGCTACCAGTGATGTGGACTAAATCACGGTAATAGTCCTCACCAGTCTTGTTAGCCATACGAGGCTCGAACTCTGGACCAAGCTCCATATCGTTGAGAGCTTTCTTGACAGCCTCTGGCTGGTCAGCATAGCCACGATCCCACTGGAGCCATTCGGCATTGTCAGGGAGTTCTACTTCGTAGAGTTTGCCTTTAGTGGTAACGTCAAGATTGTCGTTGACATATTTTACTACAGGTTCCATGAAGTCCATGGTTGAAGACTTTACTTCCGGGGCCATATTTTCATAGTCCCTAGAGCCTACTATGTCTTCCAGAACCTCAGAGGCCGTAGGCTTCTTACCACGATTATTGGTAATCATCTGGAACATAGAGTCTGCGACTATCTCAGCAGCAGCAGGATCATCTGGAAATTCTCTACGAACAGAGACGGACATGTTGTCTCTAGTCCCAGAGTGAGTTCCCTCTACCTTCTTCCAAGAGGGCCGCTCACCGCCCATGGTAGCCTTATAGCTCTCTGCTACTTTCTTAGTATCCGTAAAGTAGCTACCCCAACCATAAGCTTGAAATCCTTCCCCCGTACCCATACGGCTATTGTCGAACTGGTCAAAGTCAGCCCCAGACCCGTGCCAGACTTTAGAGTAGCGGAAACCATTCTCTGCGATGGACGGAGAACCATTAACCACAGCGTCATGGGCCATAGCAAGAATAGTCTTGATCTCACGCTCTGAGAAGTCAACCCCCTTGATCCCAGCTTTGCGAGCAGTGGCCTTAATGAAGTTCTTAATTCGGTTCATCAGAGTGGCAGGGATTTGTCCCTGCTCTGACATCTCGGCTAGGACCTCTTCTGCTGCACGGGCAGTAGGATTAGGAGAGTTACTGTAAGCTCCGGGGTTCTCTTCCATCCAGTCGTCAACAAGCTCCCGGAACTCAGGACCTTCGTTATAGAAACGAGTAAGAGTGGCATCCAGATTATCTCGAAACATCTGAGACAAGCCATGATGGCCAAGAGCCTCATGGAAGACAACAGCTTTCACTTCATCAGGGGTCTTAAGATTGGACGCAATAATACGGACCTTGCCGTCAGGGCCGACAAAGCCTTTAACGCCATCTCCTTCTCTCTGCACCGCCTGTCGGATTGCAGGGTCTTCAATATCATCTACAGTTTTGTAGACCTCGAAGTCGGGAGAGTTCTTCCAACCAGAAGCTAGTTCATTGATTTGGTTTACAACATTGTTGATATGTTCGTCGGAGACAGGAGGGGTCGCAGGCTGAGAAGGTTCCTCTGGAGTTTCTCCCTCACTCTCCGATACGCTCTTCCGGTTCTGGAAGTCCTGTGCCTCAGCAGATAGACGCTCTTCTAGGGCCTTCTCTCGGGCTGCTCTGCCCTCTGCCGTAGGGAACAGGTCCTCAGCCGTAGGTTCGGGCTTGGGTTGGAAGTCCTTAGCTTCCTGCTCAAGAGGAGTAGGCTCACTACTAGCTTTAGCAGCTTGGAAGTCCTTAGCTTCCTGCTGTAACCTCTCTACAACCTGAGCCTGCTGACCAGCTTCACGAGCCTTAGCAGCATTAGCTAGTTCAGCCTCATCCAGAGGGTTAAGCTTATTGGCAGCAGCCCAAGCCTGCATCTGCTCAGGAGTGGCCCCAGAGTTCCAAAGTTCCTGCCCCTCGTTAGCCAGTTTCTTGATTCCGGCTTTGCTCATAGAAGGAGGAGCATAAGGGAGGATGCCAGCTTCCGTACCACCCAAAGGAAAGGCTTCAGCCAGAGCCATAGCAGCCGATCCGGGAAGAAACTTGTTACCACCAACACTAAGAGCTTCGTCAAGACCAAGCGCTTCTGCACCCTTATCGAGCAGATTAGCGCCACCCTCAAAGGCTGCACCAACACCCTGAATACCACGAGTAGCGAGGTCAAGAGCGGTAGCCCCGGCCCTCATAGAAGCGCCAAGAGGAGTACCACCAGCAGCATTGATAGCGTTCTGGAAGAACTCACGAGTGCCGGGCTGAAGACCAGTCATCCTGTCCCCGAAATAATCAAGGACTCCTCCGCCCTGTTTGTTAGGGGCAGAAGGAGTCGCAGGATTGGCTTGTTCAGGGGTTTCCCCGAGTGCCATAGGAACAGGATTACCCGTCAGTGAGTCCCAGTATTTCTTAGTCTCCGGATCGCTAAGGTCCAACTGAGACTGAGCGTACTGCCTCGTCTCTGGATCGTTGAGGTCCAACTGAGAAAGATCAAAGGGCTGACTAGCCAATGTTTAATTCCTTGTTGTAACTACTGGGCCACCAGCTTTCCGTTTCTAAATACCAGTTTACCGCTAGGTTTACTGGGAGCAGCAGCCCCTCCGCCGGTGATAGCCTCAAGAGCGGAAGGCTTTCTATTAGACTTCTTCTCTGCTCTGCCGGGCCAGATATTAAGGCTCTTCAAAGTCTCCTGATCTTCAGGCGGTAGATTATCAAATCCACCAAGGCTCTGAGCTTTCTGGAGAAGGGGGTAGGCAATAGAAGCTGCTGTTGGGTTCTTAGGCTGAGGGGGTTTATAACGCCTCTCACGCCCAGCCTCTTGCATAGCAGCCCTCTGGTTACGACCTTCCTCTGCCTGCTGTTGACGGTCATCCCTGATCTGAGCCTGAGTAGGAGTGCCAACAGATTGGAGAGCAGCGGCTACTCCATTGTCATTAACATCTGGGATAACATACTCATCA